TTTAGCACTACAATATGCTATTAGGAAGTACTTCTTGCCAATTGCACGGGCTTTGTCATTGCACCCGTTAGTTTCTGAAATGGCTGTGGGAGTTAATTCTCAGGGTCCTGAATGGAATGAATTGTCAGAATTTATGGCAAAGCATGGCGATGAACGCATCCTAGCTGGAGACTATTCCAAGTATGATTTGCGAATGCCTGCCCAACTCACCTTGGCGGCTTTTGCTGTTTTAATTCGTATTGCTAAATGGTCTGGTAATTATTCAGCACAAGATATTAATAGGATGGAAGTAATTGCACACGAAGTATGCACACCATTGGTGGCTTACAACGGTACTTTGTTACGTTTTTTGGGAACCAACCCCTCTGGACAGAACATGACTGTCTATATTAACAGTATCGTAAATTCGTTGTTGCATAGAATTTGCTTTTTCGAGATTTACAAACCCTCTGAGATGGCAAAGATTGGCAAAGATCTTGGTTTAGACAGGCCAGCTGTATACCGGGATATTGTTGCCACAATGACGTATGGTGATGACGCGAGGGGCTCAGTCCGAGAGGGCTTTGATCTCTTTAATCACATCAGCATGGCCAAAATTCTCAAGGAGAATGATATGGTCTTTACAATGCCCGACAAAGAGTCGGAGCCCACACCTTACATGAATAGATATGAAGCTGATTTCTTGAAACGCGAGGATAGATTTGAACCAGAACTGGGTGTTCATGTGGGAATGTTGGATGAGGCATCAATTTTTAAGTCTCTCCACAGCATTGTTAAATCCAAGGTATGCACTACGGAAGAAGTATGTGCACAAAATATCGATGGTGCTTTGCGCGAGTGGTTTTATCACGGTCGTGAAGTTTTTGAAAAGCGCAGGGCACAAATGAAGGAGGTTGCTCGTCGCGGTAATCTGATGTGTGAAACGTTGGATGATGATTTTGATAGCCGCGTGGACGCTTGGAAAAAGAAGTATGAGTACACTCCCCAGAGTGGCTCTACCAAAACAGAGTCTGATGACAAGGGTTTTTCCGTTGAGTCAGTTGCCTTTGATGCAGCTGTAACTACCACAGTCTCTGAAGTTACTGCTATTGCTGACGAAGACATTCTCATCCAGATGGTAAAGAGTGTTTTGGGTCGCCCCACATTGGAGCAGTATACAGTAGTTGCTACTAACTATGGTCAAGGCGATTTAATGTATCACTATGATCGAGTCCATCTCGTGATCGAGTGTAAAAGAGTCGTTGGAAGAGGCGGCGGTTATGCGACTAAAGTAAAAGAACAGGCGATAAGGTATGCTAAGGTCTTTGCTCTATTGAGACCTGAAGAGACAGTGTATGCCATCACCTATACAGAATATGGTTTTCAGATTGTAGACATATATGGAGAACCTGCCTTTCCCGATAAGTTTGCTAAATTCTTGGATACTATTCCAATTGCATACTCTTAAGGGAGCACTGACCGTTATGTCATAAAACTGTCCGGAGGCGCTGCGGTAGTGTCGTCGTTACTAAATTGAAACCAAAACCGAACTCATCTCTGATTACAGATGTTATGTATGGTCTAGCACATACCATGCAGGCAGACTGCTTTGGTGAGACAAGAATGACGCGAACATGCGAGTAGGTATTTATCTACAGTGGTTTATAGCCCCACAAACAAAAGTGTGAATAGGCAGGTGCGATGATGCACGTATCTGACCCTTATCAACAAAACGCATTAGTAATTTTAATAATTTGTATTTACATAATTCATTTTTATATACACCTCAAAGCGGAGCTCTTGGAACTATTCAGGAAGAGGGCACCGCAAATATGACTTCACAGATTACGAACTTTCAGGAGCA